CTCTAAGTCGGCTTGACCGTCAAATATAATTTCAATTTTACGAGGCACACTGACATTAATATCGTCATTAGTATGCTCTAACGTATATGTGAATTTTATTTCTTGCTTCATACTACCTCCTCGACAATACCGAGAAGTTCAGCAATTACTAATAAAGCACCAGCAGAAGCTGTATGCCCTACAAACAAAGCACAACCCGCAAGAATGCGGATAACGCTTTTGCCTAAACTAATGTAGAAGTGTGATTTTGGATCTGGATTGTAACTCATATATTATACTTTAAGGGCTTTGTCCCAAACCTGCAAGTGCATTCTGTTCGAGAACTTAAAATTATATTTCTTACATAGTTCAGCTACTACAGGCCCAACCTCTAGTAGTTCTTTACGACTACCACACATAGGCATAACCCATACATTACTAGAAGGTAAACCTACATCAGGATTATTAAGATAGTTTTCTAATACTTCGTTTAAGTCTGATTCTTGCTTAGCAACAAACTTAAAGCAAGCATCGTGTAATACTAGATAACGTAGTACTTCTGGTTTGAAACGTTTATCAACTGGATCTCCATTACTAGATAATTTAGGTGAAGTAGTAAACGTTACATTAACACCGAGACAGGACCATTCATCATCAGGCATAATAGTTCCGTTAGTTTCAAAGTCGATATGTAATCTAGGCTTACCGATATCATTAGCAGTAAGAGTTCTACTGTAATTAGCGAAACCCCAACGATCTCTAATAAACTTAACAAATAATAGTAAATTCTTCTGCTGAATAAAGGGTTCACCACCAGTTAACTTAAGTAAAGCACCTTCTTTTAATCTTTCGTGGTAATCATTCTTTTCAAAGAGTTGTGCTACTTCTTCAAACGTCATTTTATTCTTCTTAGACCAGCTAACGTAGCTATCACAACCGTTTGGTGAGTCTTCACTCTTAAAACCAATACAGGTTAAGTTACACATAGCCATTCTCATAAACACTGAAGGGTAACCAATATAACGACCTTCACCTTCTAGTGTGTAGAATACGAAATCATCAGAAATGAATAAAGTTGTATTAGGATCTATATTAGACATATAGGTATTATATATTATGCTTTATAAATTGCACTATTATCTGGGTGTTCCCAAACTTCTACTTTAGAACACCAGCAACGGCCTGTAGTTAAATTATCAACGTATTCGTTTGCTAATCTATGGCAAAGTTCAGCAAATCTTTCAATACCTACACCGTCTTCAAGTACCACTAGTTCAATCATTTTACGTTGTTCTAGCTGTTTAAATATATCTAAGTCAGGGTCTTTTGCCCATACAACTGTCTTATGATCGAAGTACTCCTCTAAAGAAGTTTTAAGCTGCTTTAAAGCACCAAAATCTACAACCCAGTTGTTTTGATCTAAAACATCACAGGTAAACCAGAACTTAGCCTGTAAGCGGTACCCGTGAATAAAGTGACAATGACTTTGTGCGTAAGGCTGTCTAAATGCAGCCGACCCTAGTGGAATGACTTTAGTAGATGTAAATTTACCCATACCTTATAGTATGGTATAAAATAAAAAACTCAACTTAAAAAATGATTAGAATATCTTTCAATCCATTCCTCTAAAATACGAGGCTTAATATCTGGTGGGGTAGAAATAACTGCATTACTTTCATCCGTTGAGTCATACAAATATCTTTGTATGTACCTTTTCTCATCCATAGTTTTCAAATTGATATAAATTCCGGCTCTTTTATCCTTAATTACAGTATTGCCAACTAGTGCAACTCCCACACTATCAAACCTTACAAACTTATTGGGCTCAGTGTATGTACAAAGGGTGTTAATAAAATCGTCTTTCTTTTCTTTAGAGAAAAAGTAAATAAATATAGGTACATCTTCACTACTATAAGTTTTATTTCTATATTTTAATATCACGCAATTATTTACTTTATTTATAAATATAGTTATGGTTAGCAATAAAAAAAGTATGCAAACAGAAGCAGCTCCACTCCCGCCCCCGCCGCCTATACATTTTACCCCTCCAGCAATAACTCAAAATGTAGGTACATTTGCTAATTACTATGGCGGCCAATTCCAGGTTAAACAGGACTTTATAAATTATATGGCCGGTGTTGAAAATGGAATCAAATCCGGTTTAAAGAACGGTAAATGGTATCCAGTAAAAAGTGTTGAAGGTGGCACTAACACAATTGCATTTGGTCATAAATTGCAGTCTGGAGAAGCTTACCCGCAAGGACTTACAAACGCCCAGGCAATAGATATGCTCAAAAGAGATATTGGTATAGCTGCGGACAGAGCTAGACAAATAACTGATTATAAATTCGGAAAGGGCGCCTGGGAACGTTTAGACAATACAAAAAAAGAAATGCTAACAGATTTCGCATTTAACGGCGTATTAGGTAAGTTTCCTAAATTTTTAGACGGTGTAGTGACTGGTAATGACGCTGAAGTGAAAGCTCAATACAAGCGTTACGTCAATGGTAAGGAAATGAAAGACAGAAACCAACAGTTCCAGCAGAGATACTTACACCTCGCCCGCTAAAGTCTTTAAAGCATCAAGTCTCTGATCTTTAGTCTGTAAAGTAGTAGGTACTGTTAAGAGTTGCTCCATATCAACATCGACCGAATTAGGGTTGTTCTTAACATTTACAATAGCTTTAGAAGCTAAATCTAAAAGGGTAGTTTCCCAGTTCTTAGTCTCTGCAGGAGAACGGTCAGCCTGTGTTGCTGCAACTGGTTCAGCCTGTACCGGGCCACCATCTTGAGGTAAACCGGCAGCTGGGGTAGCAGGAGCTCCTTGAGCAGCCTGTGCAGGTGCAGCAGGAACAGCAGGCGCTTCTAACAGAGTGCGGTAAATTTCCTCAGCAATCTTATCAAACTTTTTCATTATTGTATAGTAGTTGTTGGTGTTACACCTGTTTGAGAAGTAGCAGATTTTGTTAAATTAGTAATATAATTTTGTAATTTGGTAGGATCTTTTAAAGCAGCAGCAGCTTCTTTATCAGTACTCATTAAAGCTAACAGTTTTTTACGAAAATCTTGAGTATCTGTGTTAACTTTAGCTGCAGCAGCACCCACATCCGTGCCCATTTGCGCAGGATTAATAGTTGTGCCTGTCGCAGGATCAGTTAAACCGATATCATCTTCTTTAAGAGCTTTTTCAAGAGTTACTAAAAACTTACTTTTTGCTTTCATTACATATATTTACGACTTTTTTGTATATTTGCACTTGATTTTTTTTGGCAATAAAGTAATATAAAGTGTCGTCGGTTTAAGGAGTATACCACATACAACAAAGTTATATGTTAATGTTTAAGGACTCAGGAGCAAAGCTCCTTCGTCTCTGTCTTGCAGACCTTTTAAAAGGCTCACTGCGTTCGCCTTAATATTATATAATATATAGAGAAAAATCCATTTTATAGTTTGAAAGTGGAAATAAGCGTTTCTAGTCCGAATTTGGCGCAAAACCGTTTAATTTTGTTGAAGCTATAACTACTATAGTCAATAGAGTAACGAAACTCTTTGAGCTCAGTAGTTATTTCCGTGTATTCTGCAGTATCTTTGCCAATTAATATAGAATTATATGGTTTATTTGCAACATAAAGTAAAATAGGGAAACATTTTTTTACTTCTTTAAGAAATATTAAGATATCCATATTACAGGTCGTTTTATCAATCCAAAATATAGTATTCTTTTTATGTTCTAGTTCTGCATATTTTTTAAATAATGTAGATAACGTAAAATAATGCACAAGCTTTAAGTAATCTTTTCTTGGCAAACTATCGTATGTGGTAATATTGTACTTCGTTAATTCGTTTTTAAACAAATGCAATATTTCTGATTCTATTATAGTAAAATCAGCTAGATATAGATTGTACTTGAGAGGTAGTACTTGCATTATTAATTATTGTACTGTTTTTATTCTCTAATGCAAGCTTTTTTAATAACGCATCTGGTGCTCTACCAATACGGCAATTTATAATGCCGTTATAATAACCTTCTTTTAGTAAAACATCGTGATCAAACTGTATTTTAGCTTCATAATATGCTAATTCAAACTTACTATCACAAAAACGTATTATTTCAAACTTAAACTTATCTTTACCGATTTTTTTTATATCTTCATTAACGTCATTGGACGATGATGTATAAGTCTTCCAATCAGTCTCTATTTCAAAGTGTCTTTTGTTTTTTCTTCCTTTGAGAGGTTTGAGCTTTTTGACGCTTTTAATTTGTTTCTTTCCAAAATATACCCGGCCAGATGAGGTGTTAGTAATGCGGTATATAAAACCGTAAGGTAAATTATTGCTATTAAAATTCTCATTAGTAGTCCAGTGACCTAGATCCATACTACATATTTATCCGATATTGGCAATATGCTACGGCTTATAAAGTTCGTATATTGGCAGCAATTCCGGAATTGTCTTAAATGTATCTTCTCCGCGTATTTTATCTAGCTTTAAAGTATAGTCAACAAATTGTCGGGCGTATTCCGGCTTGTGAGGTTGTTTAAGTAATTTTAATATGTAGCCAGTTTTAGGTTCAGTGTTAACAATAAAATTTTTATTAAATTTATTCAACTTTTCAATTACCTGGTTTTTTATTTCATCAGTTAATACATTAATATGCATATTAGGTATATAAACTGCCCCTAGCGTAAAATTAAGATAATTTCTACTATTTAGTAATATTTTATTATCAAAAAAATATTGTAATATTTCCGGTAGCCTACCTACACTCATACAACTAGTTGTGATGTTTGGTTGTAATTGTACCCCGTGAGATATTAAAGTTTTTAAATTATTTTCAACTTCTTCCCACTTAGTACCCTTTCTAATTAACTCTGCTCGTTCACCGATTTCATCTATACTAGGCATTACCCATAATTTTTCTTTAGGCCATTTTTTCCAAAAGTCTAATACATTCCATTTTTTGTATTTTAATGTACTTAAATTCGTGTTATAAGCTATTGTGCAAAAATTATTATTTTTTATTAATAATTCTAATACTTCATAATGCTCATCCATAAGCAACGGCTCTCCGCCTGCAAAATATATATATTCTACTTTTTCTATATTCTCTTTAAGAAAATCTATACTACTTTTACCCTCTACATTTTCTAATGTTACGAGTCTTTTTATCTCTTCTTTATTGTCTGTAAGTTTAATTGCATCTTGTACCCAAGAAGAACTAGCACCCGGGTTACACATTCTACATTTAAAATTACACTTGTTACTAAATCTTATATCCCAGGATATTATATTGAAATTATGTTCAAACCCATTTTTGTCTGTATTTGCAGTTATTTTGTCTAATCTGTCTTTATAGTAGCTGTTATAATCCATTCTATAACTAACAGTACCAGCCTCTTCTTTACTCCAACATTTCATACAGGCATTTATTTTTTTACCTTCGAGCATATCTTTACGATATTGCATCATTTTAGGGCTATTCCAAATTTCTTTTAAAGAGTTTGTTTCTAGATTGCCTACATTTTTATCCCCAACCATAACACAGCAAGCCCTTACATCTCCTGTGGAGTATAAATGTAAATGGGTCCAGAGCTTAGCGCAAAACGACTTGTTGTCCAATAGAGACATTAATCTCTACTTATTACATTCCTGGAAAGTTTCTACGAATTAACGGAACAGCTTCTCCGTTCATTTTTTTCTTTTTGTTTTTCTTACTCTTTTTACCACCACCCCATATATTTCGAGCATCTCCTGGAGCATAAAAGTCTCCGGATTTACCTGTTACTGCGGCGTGAGCTTGACCAGATCCAAAAGCCTGTGCTGTTGTACCTGCCATAGCACCAACATCTTCTAGAAGTTTTACATATAATTTATTAAAGTTTTTCACGTAGATTTATTTAAAATATATACTATACTTAGTAAAAGTTATGGACTTACTCGATGTAGATAAAATTATTAGTGGTTTTCAAAAAGAATTGGAAACTGATATTAAAATGGATGAGCTTTCTATTAAAGAAAAAGCTATGTTAGCACCTACCACTAAACATAAATGGGTAGCTAGAACTACTCAATATAAGAGTACGTTACACAAGCTAGAATATACTAAGAAAACTAAAATAAAAAATAAAATTATTAATTCACCGGTTGCTCTTTCAAAACTTGCAAAAGACGAAATTATGAACAACGATGATGAAGTATCGTCTATACAGGCCTGTATCGAGCAGGTAAAAATTATCTTAGAGTATCTTGAAAAAGTAGAAAAACTAACTAGCTCGTTAACGTACGACTACAAAAACGTAATAGACTTACAAAAACTTGAAACAACATAATGGTAGTTGAGTTTCAATATGACCCGAAGCGTAAGGAAGTAAAAATCGTTTCAGATTACCTTCCTAATATTAAAGAGCACTTTAGTGTTAAGAGTCCGGCTGCTCGTTTTAATCGCTTTCAACGGTTTATGCCTCAACGTATTTACGCTATTACACCTGCAGGATACTGTGGAGTGGGGCTAGTACCAGGTATTATAGAGTTTTTAAACAAACAGAATATACCTTTTGAGATTAAAGTTAATCAGGAATATAAAGACATTGTACAGAATACACATATACTTGATCCTGATAGGTTCAAAACATTAAACAGTGAATTTAAGCTTAGAGATTACCAAGAAATAGCTGTTAGTAAAGCACTTGACACTGGTTATGGAGTTGTCGAGCTGGCAACTGGTGGTGGTAAGACTTTAATTATAGCTAACTTAGTATATGCTGCATTACATCAGATAGAACCTACTGAAAAAATACTAATAGTAGTTCCGGATTTAGGTTTAGTATCTCAAACGCATAAAGATTTTACCTCTTACAACTTTCCTATGGAAATAGTGAGTAAATGGACGGGTAATACTGAACTTGATCCCAACGCTCGTGTTATTATTGCTAATATGGGTATCTTACAGAGTAAGAACTCAGACATTAGCTGGTTTAACAAGGTAGGCTTGTTAGTTGTAGACGAATGTCATAAATTACGTAGAGGTAATAAGGTATGTAAGCTGCTCGATAAAGTACCTACATTAAGACGCATCGGTTTTACCGGTACATTACCAGAAAATAATATTGATACCTGGAATATTAATAATTTTATCGGTCCGGTTATATTTAAAAAGACTACTACCGAATTAAGAGAAGCAGCCGGTGGAGAATATATTGCTAATGCACAATGTTTAGCTATTAAGCTTAGTTATGACTTTAAGCCGGATTATACTGCTGTATCCTCCGCCCAGAGGTATTTGTTAGAACTGGATTACATACATAATAGTAAGTTTAGAAACAAAGTTATTAAACAGTTAGCTCATAATTTTAAAAATAACTGTCTTATTCTTATAGATCATATAGTTCACGGAGATAATCTCTATAAAGAACTATCCACTTTAACGGATAAACAAGTTTATTTTATACAGGGTAGTGTAGAGGTTGAAGAACGTCGCAGAGTACAAGAAATAATGGAACAACATAATAATGTTGTATGTATTGCCATAAGTAAGATCTTTTCTACTGGCATTTCTATAAAAAACATACATTATATAGTGTTTGCTGCAGGCGGTAAATCAAAAATTAAAACTCTACAGTCTATCGGTCGTGGACTACGTGTACACGAAAACAAAGACATATTGACGTTAGTCGATATTGTTGATGATTTAATTTATGGTATTAAGCACTACGACAAACGAAAAGAATTTTATGACCTTGAAAAAATCAAAATTACCGAAAAAACAATTACAGAAGCAGCCTGAGGTGCCATCTACTGTAAAAGTTACTAAAATAGCAAAAGCAGATAAACCTAAAAAGCCGTTAAGTGAATCTGCTAAAGCTAAAAAGGTCTACTATGTAAGTCCTGCTGAATTTACAGCTGAACTTAAAAAGTATTACGAAACAGACGTAATGAGCGATAATCTTGCTATTATGATTCGTAATATTGCTTATGGCTTAGCACACGCTTCAAACTTTATTAACTACACCTTTAAAGAGGAGGCTATTGGGGACTCTCTTATTAATATGTTTAATGCATTAAAAGATAAGAAGTATAACTTTGATAAAGGTTTTAACCCATTTTCATATTTTAATTCTATAGCTTTTAACTGTTGGCGCTCTCGCATTAAAAAAGAAAAACGTATGAGAGACACACTAGCAGCTTATCAAGAAGAAGTATATAGTGTCATCGGACCTAATGTAGGTGTTGATGATCCAGTAAACCCTATTAATAAAAATGTTGATTAAAAAATCTAAAGTTGGTATATTCTCAGACCCTCATTATGGTGTACATCGTAACAGTGAAATATGGCACAAAATTGCCTTAAAACACGCAAAATGGGCTGCTGAACAATTCAAGAAAAACGATATAGAAGACATTATAATTCCCGGTGACATTTTTCACGATCGCAACGACATTGCTGTTAATACTCTTCACGTGGTTACTGACATTTTTGATGTACTACGTGATTTTAATATCATTATTACCGTGGGTAATCACGATGCTTATTACCGGGATAATTCTTCTGTTAATTCCGTATCCATTCTTCGCGGTTGGAGTAATATTACTGTTGTTGATAAGCTTGCGATCGAAAACCTCCAAGGTAAAAAAATAGCTTTCTGTCCTTGGGGTCAAGACATTAATGAAGTACCTAAGTGTGATTTAATTATAGGCCATTTTGAAATTAATAGTTTTAAAATGAACTCGTTTAAAGTATGTACTAACGGTTTAAAGTCATCTGATTTAACTGATAGAGCACCTTTAACTATTACCGGGCATTTTCATCACAGAGAAGAACGTAAATACAAAGACGGTACTATACTTTATGTAGGATCTCCGTACCAAGAAGATTGGGGTGATTTCGGTACTACTAAAGGCTTGTATATATTAGATCTTGCAGATTTAAGTTATAAGTTTATTGAAAACAATATATCTCCAAAATATATGAGATTACAATATACCGAATTATCGGGTAATGTATACACACCTGAAACTTTAAAAGCAGTTGTTGAAGGTAACATAGTTAAATTTGTAGTAGACAGGGTAGTAGACCCTAATGTATTAGAAACCGTTGTAAGAAAACTAGTTGCAATTAAACCCGTTGAATTTACAATGGAGCACGATGTTACCGAACAAAGCAAGATTAACATTGAAGAAGCTGCTAATAAAGAGTTTAATATAAGTGTAGAAAAATCTATTGAAGAGTTCGTTAACTTGATGGATATAAAGAATAGAGAAGAAACCAAACAATACGTAACAGACTTATACACAAGAGCAATTAAAATGTAATATGAAAATAGGTATACATTCAAATCAATTTGATGGTAGAGGTACTGGTAAAACTCCGTATGATTATGCTTTAGCTCTTAGAGATATACTTGGACACGAAGTTGTGTTTATTACCACATATGACGACCCTAATGAAGGTTTACCGAGATTACAAAAAGAATTTCAGGTTTTTCAATATCAAGGTAATGCTAATAGAGCACCTGCTATAGATGTAAAAAATCAAATAAAAAAAATAGTCTCTGAACAAAAAATAGACTTTGTACAAATGATGAAGTCTGGTGCTAATGATTTTATTAATCCGGATAATTGTAAGACTGGTACACATTATATATTTGATGGCTCTCAACCGCACGGTAATGTTTATGCAGCAGTATCGAATATGCTTGCACGTAAGTTTAACTTAACACAATATGTACCTCATATAATACAGCGTATAGAACCTAACAAAGATATTAGAGCAGCTTTAAACATACCTAAAGACGCTCTAGTAATCGGTAGACACGGCGGTTTAGATTCGTTTGATTTAGCGTTTGTACATCGTGCTATAGAAAAAATCCTTAACACCCGTAAAGACGTTTATTTTCTGTTTCTATCTACAAGACCGTTTATTACCCACGAACGAGCAATATTTTTTCCTTGGGTAGAAAACGAAAAAGGTATTTACAATTTTATACACGCCTGTGACGCAATGATACACGCCAGAAATATGGGTGAAACGTTTGGTTTAGCGGTAGGAGAGTTCTCTGTATGTAATAAACCAATTATTACCTGGAGTGGTAAAAAGCCTTGGAGCGAAGAGCAAAGCTCAAGTTATGATACGGCACATATTGATCATTTAGGTAGTAAAGCGCTAATATACGACAATTATAATAATTTAGTCGATTTATTGAATGGATTAAATGTAACAGATATTCGCAAAGAGAACTGGGATATGTTTTCAGAGAAATTTAGCCCAAGCAGTGTAATTACTCAATACAATAAAGTATTTTTACAATGAAAATTGGTGTAGGCATAATTACCTGTAATAGAAACGATTACCTCAAAGCTTTGATTGCAACACTCCCTATGGATGTTGTAAACGAACTTGTTGTGGTTAATGATGGTAAAGCTGAAAACCAAATAGACGTACCTGGTACCTGGTCACAAAATGAAGTTAATTTAGGAGTGGGTAAATCTAAAAATAAAGCAATGAAGTATCTTTACGATGCTGGTTGCGATTATATTTTTATTATTGAGGATGATATGCTTATTAAAGATAAGACAGTATTTTACAAGTATATTGAAGCCTATAAAGAAACAGGTATACATCATTTTAATTACGGCCCGGGCTCGCCATTTAATCGTAAGCAAAATATAGAGTTTGACCTACATAACAGACATTTACTTGATCAAAAAAGCCCGGTTAACCCTCGTATAATTATTGAGTATCCTAATAATGTTAAGATTGCGCTATATATGCACACAGTGGCAATGTTTTCATTTTTTACTCGAGAGGTACTTGAGAATGTAGGCTATATTGACGAGCAATTTTACAATGCTTGGGAGCACGTAGACCATACTTATCGTATTGCATTAGCTGGTTACCACCCTCCTTTCTGGTGGTTTGCGGATATTACTGATAGTGAAAATTATTTAGAAGAAGCACCAGGTGCTATCGATAACTCATCTATTGCAGATAAAAAAGAACAGTGGCATAAGAATGTATATGGCGGTCGAGAACTATATAAAAAGAAACACGGCCACTACCCTAATGAACCTAAGATATATGATCAAGCTCAAGTACTTGATATATTAAAACAAATTAAAAAACGTAAATGAACGAAATCATTACATACGGACAAAATTACAGCCTTAATAAAGGTATAGAAAACTTTGTTAAATCTGCGATAAAAACTAACAACACTGTTACCGTTATTGGCTACAATCTTAAACAAGATGTTTTAGATTATCTTAAGCAAAATAACTGTAATTTTGTTGATGCAGGTCAAATTGCAAAAAAGTATAGTGTAGATATGAATCTATCTCCTTATACACTTAAAGTTATTTTCTTTTATTTATATTGTAGTAAAATTTCTACTGCTGATAATGTGTTTCTATGCGACTTTACTGACGTTTATTTTAATAGAAACATTATCGAATTTGCTTCAAACAAACCTATGGTGTTTGGAGAAGGTCAATATATACGTAACTGTCAAACTAACACTACCTGGATAAACCTATGTTATAATCAAGACATATACGGTTTATTACGTAATTATGAGATTATTAATGGTGGTGCTATACTTGGTCCGAGATCTCAATGTGTGGGTCTGTTAAAGGAAATGTGTTTAGATATATCTATAATACTAGGTAGAATAGGTAACTATGCTAATATCGATCAAGCTATACTTAACAAGGTTATTCGATTTGATCAATTTAGGTACGAAATAGGTCCAAAGACTGCAGTACTGAATTTAGCACAGGTAAAAGACCAAAACAAATGGAATAAAAACAATGTACCTGCTGTATTTCATCAATATGATGGTCATTCTGATGTGGAGCAATTTATAAATGAACAAAGTTGATATAATAATATTATCTCTTGTTAATGATGACAAGAGCTTTGAAGTAACTAAGAGATGTATTGATTCATATATTAATACAGCTGATGAGCTTATTAATAAGATTTTCGTTATTGAGACCAATAAAGACTTTAAAAAACTTAATAAAAATTACGGCCAAAATAAAGTAAGGCTGCATATACCACTGCACGAGTTTAATTATAATCAGTTTTTTAACATAGGTTTAAGTTTATGTGAGGCAGAATATGTAATGGGCCCTAATAATGATCTAGTTATACAAGAAAACTGTATTCAAAATATTGTAAAAGAGTTTGAAACCAACCCTGATATAGATTCAATTAGCCCTATAGATAGGGAGTGGCACCGTCACACCAAGTTGTATTTCCCCGATGATAATAAGTTGTATTATGGTTACGAAACATCTTTGCATTTGTTCGGATGTGTATTTGCAGCAAGACGTAAAAAGGTATTTGAAACTATAGGCTATTTAGATGAACGTTTTTATTTCTTTTATCAAGACAATGATTATTCAATGTGTTTAGAACGCACCGGATTGAGACACGGTGCATTAACTAGTGCTAGAGTAAAACATAAGGTTGGTGGTACTTCTGCGCACGGTTCAGCCAGAACAGAATACACACCTGAAAATATGAACATTCAAGGTGACCTGTTAG